GCCCGAAACGACATCTTCACCAAGCACACCAGCAAGTGGGTAAATGATGGTGTCGGCGAATACTGCTCCACCGAAGTCAAAGGTTGAGTGAACGCGGCCTTGTAGGTAGTTGTAATTCTTGACAAGCGATCCACGCAAGCCCTCATCGTATAGAGGTGTGTAGATATCTTGTGGCTTGACTGTTGATGCAATGACAGGGATGTAGGCGGTTGGGGTTGTGACCGCAGTTCCCTTTGTTGTCTCTTTAGCGATACCTACATACGAACGATGTGTATTTTGTAGTGCCACTTACTCACGCTCCTTGCGTTGTGTCAGGCGCGGCTGACTGGGTTGTTGTTTTCTTTGGTGCAGAAGCGAGAGTTACATCGGCGGAAATGATCTCGTCTGCCGAGTCAAAAGTATCGCCGGGCTTGACGGTCAATCCAAGTGTAGGAAATTCCTTCACTTCATCGCCGTTGTATTGATAGGTTGCCATTGCTCTCCTAAGCCTGAATCATTTGGGTAACATCGAATCGAATCTCTGCAAAGGTTTCAGTCGCTCCGTTGTCGGAAGTTACTGGCTCCCCGTATAGACAGTCAATCGCTGGTTCCGCGCCTTGCCAGACATTAACCTGCGATGAATCGCCGAAATTGTGACTAGCTCTGAGCGTTCCCTTGATGTTGTCCACTAGTGTATCAAAATCCGCCATAGCATCTTCGGCGTTATTTTGCAAAGAGTGATGAAAGATTTGCAGGACAACGGTGTAATCAACGCGTTTCCAGCCATTAGTTGCGCCACCGATTGCAAGACGGGTTTCGCGCTCGCTCTGGATGAAAATTACGGCGGCGGCTCGACTCATCTGCCCTGCCGTTGCATTTACCTGATAGTTGATGCGCTTTGGAAAAGATGTAAAGACTTGGTTGAGGGTAGGGATAGCCGCCCCAACTAGATACGAATAGAGGGTTGATCTGAGATTGGCGCGACCTGCTGCCATTAACGCATCCTTCGGAACGGCGCAAGAAGTTGCTTGGCAAGAGCTATGTCTGAGCCAATGATTTCTTGAACGCTTGGGCCACTAGAAGCGCGAGTTGTGACTGCCATTGTAAGCGAGTTATCTCCGCGAACCTTGAGAAACTCGGTCGTAGCCAAAATCGCAGCCTCTTTAACTGCTTGTGGCATATTGCCAACCGCTACGCCTGAAGCGTGGGTGTATTTCAGGGTTCCCGTGATATTAACGGTGCTTGAGCCGTAGGCGTAGGTGGGTGAAACGACAACTTGCTCGGTGTTTGCGCCGTCATAGATATTGACTACGGTTCCAGCCGTTAGACCGATTGGATCAACCATTGTGAAAGATGTTCCACCGGCGGTAGCTGAAGCGATTAGACCATTACAAAAGCCAGCGGTGTAGTTATATGAGGCGTAAATACGGGAACGGGTAGATGGTGGGAAGCCAAATGATAGTGGGCCTTGTGATGAGTAGGAAAGCCCGACCTGACTCATTGGGTAGATAACTTGGGACTTCTCAAACCAGCATGATTGAAGTGCACCATCGGAAACGGCAGTCATGTTGGTAGGGGTCACGCCATAAGAAAGGCTATTGAGGGAGACAATGTTGTTGTAATCTGGCGAGAGGATGAGAAATCCCTCTTGGCTGATACGGGCGCGAGATTGCTCGGTAAAGTTTTGCGCGATAAGTGGCTGGTTTACATAAATATCAATCCATGATGAGGCGCGTTGAATAACTGAAGTCAACTCTGCATCCTGTTGAGCAGAAGTACCGCCGACCACGAGGTTGTTATAGTCAATCGCCGTTGGAGCGTTTTTATACTCAGCGATTGTTAAATAAGAACCTGACTGAAACTGTGTGATTGGCGATACTGCTGAAACCATTGTTAATCTCCGTCTGTTTTAGGACTTGCTTGATCGTGTCCACACCGTGAACATAACTTGAACCAGCTGCCGAATCCGCACTCGGTACAAGTGTACCCTCTGTCATTATCGCCTGTTGTATGTAACGCAAGATTTGCCTCTGTGAAGCCTTCTGCCTTGAGTGCCTTAATGTCTTTTGGATTATCTGCGCTATATAAACCTGATCTATCTGCGCGTAATACTTTGGAACCTGATTGCCTTTTGATTTCAACTTCTCTAGCGTAGCCATCTCTCGGAACTAACCTGCTCATTGTTTGCCTTTCTTATAGAACAGGGAGAGAGCCGATTAAGACCCTCTCCCCATTGGTTGCTAATTACTAAGCAGAAACGATTCCTGAAACTACGCCATTCCAAGCAGGAGCAGCGCAGAAGAAAGTTCCGCGGAAGTAGGTAGAGAACTCATAAGCGAACTGAGTTACAGGCCATTGGATGCCCATGTAATCCTGTACCAAGTAGTTAGCCCATACATCACTAACCTCTGTGTCAGGAATTGGCAAGGTGTAAGAAAGAACTGGAGCAACACCCTGTGGAAGCCAAGGATGAACAGTCAAAGGTACTGACTTTCCTGTTGTTTCGTTCACGATTCCATTAACTACTGAGCCGTAAGTAACGCCAGAGGTTTCATCTTGTGAAATCTGCAAGCGATAGTTAGCGTTAGCAGAACCCTTGATCGCATCTGAGAGTTGCTTGCGGTCTGAACCGTTAAGCAGAACCTCATCTGGATCAGCCTTCACATTGTTGTAAAGGTTAGCGAATACAGTCTGGAACTCTGTGCCCGGGTTTGTATTGCTGAAGGTTGCGTTGATGTTGTTGTTGTACCCGGTGTTAGCACCAAGAACAGTTGTCAGGATTCCATCGTAACCTGTTGCATAAGCAGAAGTATCTGCGGCTGCGCGAGTAGCGACTGCACCAGTTGTGTTGAGTGGTGCTTGGTTTCCAAGTGTTGAGGTTGCTGTTCCACCGAGGTTGAAAGTCAACGAAGTTGTGCGACCTTGGAACTTAGCATTGGCAGCACCAGTTGTTGTACCGACATAGATGTTGTAAGCAAGCGCACCCTGAATAGCGGTGGGGATTGTTACTGTGAGCATCTGACCTGAAGTGGTCGTTGCTGATCCAACTGATGAAACGATGGACTCACCAAAACCAGTTGATGAGATACCAGCATCAGCGGTGTAGTAGACATAGTAGGTTGTTGCGGCGATTGCCGTAACTGAACCTGCGGCAGTAGCACCTGCGACTGTTGGAGCGGTTGGTGCTGCGCCAGCGTTAAGTGAACCAGCGTAGCCTGTAGCAGTTCCACGAGCCATAAGCATCATGCGCTCTTCCATCAACATTGTTGCGTAGAGAGTAGATGTGCTTGAGAGCTGACGGAGGTCTTGGTATCCCAAGCCTGAGAAGTTAGCATCGAAAGAAACGCTATCTGAGAGGCTGTAAGAGTTGTAAGGCAAGATGATGTCATCTGAGGTGTAGCTGATCTTAGAACCGCGCTCGAAGTTGATTGAACCGAATGCAGTTGTTGTTGATTCAGTAACGCCAGGCCAGATTTGTCCTTGTCCACCAGTACCCGTACCTGTGTAACCGGTGATGCGCTTGATACGGTGTGATGTACCAACGCCCTTCTTACGAGGGATTCGGTTACGAAGTGGTGTTGGGCGTGGTGTCAAGAGCTTTGCAGGTGCTTCAAGATCGAAGGCTGCGAAAGATGTTGAGAGTGGAGATGTGAGGGTGATGTCCTTTTGCATATCCTGTAATGCCAAACGCTGTGAGGCGATTGCATTGTTCAGACCTGCGAGAGCATCAGGAGCGAGTGACTTGTTGGCTGCGAGAGCCTCAAGTGCGCCTGTTGGATCAACGGCTGGAGATAATCCGTTTGAGTTTGGAAGTGAGAAGGACTTATTCAGTTCAGACTGAAATTCATCCATACGCTTAGCGGCCTTCTTTGGGGATTCAACATCACCAAAGAGGTCGGCAGCTTTAGGTGCTTGAAGTGCCAATTTGTTTCCTTTCGGGGTTATTCCTCTGAAGGTGTTCCAGCCTTAGAGAGATATTCCTTCTCTAGTGCCTTGTAGCCTTTTGCGAGGATAGGGTCTGAGGTCGCTGATGCCTTAATGCGGTATTCAGCGGCTTTGATGAGGAGTTCGTTTGTGTCAGTTACAACAACGCGACCGGTGCGCTTTGGGCCACCTGCGGCTGCTGCTGACTTAGCAATGACGAGTTCCGACTCAAGAGCCACCACCTTCTCTTCAGCCGCCTTTGTTGCGTTCTGAAGTTCGGTGATCTCAGCCTTGACACTATCGGTAGCACTCTTTACTGCTTTCTCGATGATGGCCGTTACTGACTTCTCATCAAGAATCTCTGGGGTTTCTGTCGCCTTCTCTTCAAGGAGTTCTTCGGCGGCTTCGATTTTTGCTTCATCGACTGAAGCATCGGTTTCACTTTCGGCAGACTTAACACTTCCACCGAGAGAGTCTGGGGTGAGGATTGTCGCTGTTGAAACATTGGCGACTTCGTTTGTTGGGGTTGCGCCGGTGACGACTACTTGAGTCTTGCCATGCGCGTTGTCCACTTGATGGCATCCGCACTCTAGGCACTTAGAAATGTCGGCAGACTTAGCAGACATCTTTGTGCATCCCTTACAAATCTTGTCATCGCATCCACCGTCAGCCTGACAAGCGGCGCAACCATCGCAGTCGCAATCCTTAGAAGTGGCATCGGCTGAGAGGTTGAGAAGTGAGCCGTCTGTTGAAAGTGCTGCTTCATTGTCCTCATCTAACTCTCCATCGCGGAAATTAAAGAGGTGCTTGAGAGCAGAGAGCAGGGTGTCAATGTCATCGCGCTCGTCTGAGTCGGTGTCAGCGATCTCGCTGGCTTCAGAGATGATGAGTTGGGCGATTCCCTTGCGAGCCGCATCATAAGAGGCTTGATCGAATTTAACGGAATCTGCGTGGAGTTCCTTAATGACTTCAGCGAGCATAGATTTATCCTTTTCGGTGTATTCCTCGACTTTGACAAGTGAGGTTTCGCCCTCTACTGACTTAGCGAGCATGAGTTTGGCATTTGGGTTTGCAGGGCGATCTACGAGGCTGACCTCTACGATCTGACCATCGATAATTCTGCCGTTAGCGGCTTTCTGATCTCTGACAACGCGTGGGGCTTTGATTCCGATTGAGAAGCCCTTGAGGACTCCTGACTCAACTTTCTTAACGCTGACTGGATCGACAACGAGAACCGAGATGTAGTGTCCATCGCTCTTTGCTTCGTATTCCTTAGCTACACCAGCAGCGATTGATGAGTGCTGTTCGCGGAT